CGAGCACCCTTAACCCGCAATTCATAAAAAACTTTTGCAGCATCATCATTATCTGTTTTTCTTGGATTCCCAACCTTCACCATTGTGTATTTTGTATTTGGACCAGAAACAGCTTTTATACCACACATTACAGTCGTTATATCTTTATAATTTCCTAACCCAACAACTACTTGACCTGAAGGTTTAACACTACCTGCAGCTGTAATTAAAGAAAATCCAAACCAATAATCATATTTTAATTTTGGATCTGCTGTTAAAATTTTCATTAGTTGTGGTTTTAAAACTAAATTTAATAGACCAGTAGCAAACTTTTCAGCATTATCATTTAATATCGTTTCTAATTCATCAAAGTATCCTTTAGCCACTTCTGAATTTACAAACTTTCTCATTTTCCAATTAGTTCTTGAAAGACTTATTCCTTTGTCATTTATAGCAGCCAAAGAATATGGTTGGTCTGCTTTCTCTTTATGTGTACTTATTACAGGACCTTTTGTAAGGTCTAACGCACCTTCACCTTTTATATTAATAAGTTTTCTATTTTCGTATTTGGTAGCTTTGCCTTTAGAATTTATAGTTTTTGGTTCTTTTAAATTATATTTCCATAATTGTTCTGCCTTTAATGAATTTAAATTTGAACCAGCTAAAGGCTTACTACTTCTAGTAGCTTTTTTCAAAACTTTAACAAAAAAATTCATTCTATTCCTTTGAACTTCCTCCCAAAGAGATTCATATTGACTACCTTCCAATATAGAATTAAATACTTTATTAATTAATGTTGGATTATCAGCCCATTCAGTAGGTCTTTTCTTTAAAGATACTCCATAATAATAACCAGTTGTTCCTTGTCTACCTGTATAGACTATAAAATCGGATGAATTATAATCTTTCATACCAGCAGCTTCAACTCTAAATTTCTCTACATCATCTGGCCATTTATCTCCTGTGAGATATCCTATTTTTGGTTTTGGATCTGAACCTTCATTATGTTTTCTACTAAGCCAATCCTTAACAGCTAAAGCTCCTGATATACCAACTGCCATTTCTGATAATGCTTTAGTATTTTTCTTTGAATCCATAAGCTCTATTGCTTCTACTTTTACAGCTGGAGTTCCAAATTCTATTTTACCTGATTGGGCTACCTCTTTACACTTCATTAAAAAATCATCAAGAACTGTAATATCACCTATAGCTCCAGACCTAACTCTATTTAATTCTCCTCTAGAAAAAAAACAAGCACTTAAAGTAGTTAGCTCAGAAAGTTCCATCTTACCACCTCGGATTGTTATTGAAATACACTTGAGGTTCTAATCCTAAAAATTGTAGAAGTCTCTGCCAATTATTTCCTATCCATCTCTTGGCTTGTTCCCACACCCGCTTCATATAATTTTTAAACTTACTCCATATCTTTCTAATCTTATCAAATAGTGCTTCAGATAATATTTCACCTTCCAAACTCTCTAATTGTTCAGTCATATTTTTGATACCTAAACCAACTGCACTATAGATACTATAAAACCCTGTCTTTTTTGTTGCACCAGTTCTTGGATCTCTTAATCTCTGTGATGTAGACTTAAATCTTGCCTCTGGTACTACTTGACTTGCAATCTTTTTGACATAACCTTTGTCTCTAAAGGCATCGTGTATGTCGGCAGGGTCACCAGACCAAGGTGTGACTAAAAAATACTGAGCGGCAGCAGGACTTTTACCACCAAACTTCTGCACGCCTGTCATCGCTTCGTAAGTAAATGCATATGCAAACTTTGGATTTCTCGCAAAGGTTGTTCTTAAATCTTTCTTAAACCTTTGGTGTATTTCATTAGTTTTATTAATCAGTTCTGACTTCTTATTCTTTACAAGTTCTGCAGCATTACCCTCTACATCAGGCATTGTAGTAGACATCATTTCTTTAAAATAACCTTCTAAAGTTTTGATTGCACCATCAATAGGAATATTACCAGTACGACACGCTGCATAAAATGTAGCGGTGGCTTCTGATTTACCACCACTCATCAACTGAGCACCTTTGCCAGTCTTTAATGATATTCTTTTGTTACCGATAATGAAATCGGTCTTGGGAGTCTTGGTTGCACCGGGAGCCTTACCTCCTGGAAAATATTGGGCCCAATCAGATGTAACATCATATGCATTTTTGGGCATCTGACCTTTGCCGGTCAGTCTTAAATCTTTTACAATTTTTTCACCGGCATCTGGTGAGATTTTCTTATCTCTTGGTTTATATGCTGGGCCGCCGGCAGCTGCAACAATGAGTTTTTCCATCTCAAAGGCGGCAGATGTTTGTGCTTCTTGTAAAATAAATTCTTCAAAGGATTTCATCCTAATATTTATTAAACTTTGAAGTCTGCAAACCTATCAATTACTTCTTCTTCCTGCCCTGTATCTACTAAATCTTCTTGAGCTGTCTGATTAACGTCATATAATTTCATCTTGGCTCGATCAACACCAATGATAAATTTCTTATTGGATGTTGGGTCTGCATATCTATTCTTTAATTGTTTAACCAACATCTGATTCAACTCTTGTAATTCGTCTGTTGATATCAAAGCAAACATTAAATCAGCAGTCGCTGGTAACCCAAATGATTCACTGGTATCTTCCAAACCAATATCTGTTGATACAAACCCACTTCTTGTCGTTTGCGTTGCGCTCATAATTGGTATATTAAATTCTACTGCAAGACCTCTCATTTCTTCTGCAATGCCTTTGATATATGTGTAAGAGTTTACATTACTACCGTACTTAAATCGACTAGATGCACAGATGTTTATATAATCTATGAACACAATGTCTGGTTTAAATTCTTTCTTCAACTGCAACTCATTTAGTAATGCACGAAAATGACCACAATGAGCTGAAGCTGTTGGATACTCTTTGACTATCAGATTACCTTGAGTCTTTTTCTGTATTCTACCAAACTTATCATCATACATATGTCTAGGAAGATCATGCAAATCATCCATAGTCACATTCATTAAGTTGGCATCAATTCTCTCTGCAATCTTTTCTTCAGCCATCTCTAATGTAATATACAATACATTCTTACCCTGCATCAAAGTTGATGCTGCAACATGACACATGAATAATGATTTACCTACACCTGTGCCGGCGAGTGCAATATTCAATGTCTTATTTGGTAGACCGCCTTTTGTAATACGATTAAAGAAATCTAAATCAAATGGAATCTTATCTTCTGTCGTATGATAGAACTCATATCTATCATCATGCTGTTCCATATAATCATGGCCGATATGTTTATCAAAAGAAACAGCCAATGCCTCTGACAAGATACTTGGTAAAGCATCTGGAGACTTATCTTTTTCTTTACCATCTATGATATGAATACCATTGAGTATGGCATTATAAATGGCTTTATCTTTACACCACTTTTCAGTTTGATCTACTAACCAATCTAAATCAGTTGGTGTTTCTACTAAATCAGAAAAATATTCTATTGAGGATTTATACTGCTCCTGATTTAAAGCAATCTTCTCAATTTCTATAGAAAGAATATCTATAGTAGGATTTCTTTTATATTTTTCTACATATTCCCATATGGTTTTAAATATAATTTTTTCTATACCGTCTTGGAAATATTCTTCTTTTAAAAAAGGAATTACTTTTCTACTATATTCCTCATTATAAATTAAATTATTCAGTATTGTCGTTTCTATTTTCATCCTCTAGCCTATAACTGTCATGTTGAATACTATCTTGTAATATTTCCATAAAAATATCACCGATTGCGTTTTTAAAATCTAATGTTAATACATCTTTATCATCTGGATTATACAACACTTCATACTTAAAGTCAATAGGTATTGACTCTGCATCTTCTAGGTCTAAAGGACTACCATCTTCATTTTTTAAAATTACTTTACTTTCCTTAAAAGTAAAAATTATATCTTTATAAGGACCTTCTAATATTACTATGGCATTTTCGCCAGTTTCTTTATTTACTCGCCAATCATAATTAAGCATAATGACAATACGAATGTATAATGTATTTTCTACCAGATACAGGTTTCAGGCCTGCATGATAGTATTGCCACGTTGGTGGAAACATTAACAATCGTCCTCTCTTTGGTTTTATTGTGTAAGGTAAGAATGTTCCTGGTTTGTATATGTTTAGGAACTGTGTCTCGCCTCCTTCTTCTACATCGTTAAGGTAAATAAAGAAGGCAAGAAATCTTCGTGCGGATTCATGGTTCATTACATCAACATGAGGATCAAAACGGTCATAATTATTTCCTAGATACCGTTTCATTCTCACGGCCTCATAACCATATTTCTCTGGCCACATCTTATCATAGATACTGCAATCTATTCTATAGCGTACAATATATTCTTGAAACAACTCAAGCAGTCCTTTCTGAACATCATCCCAACCTTGTGTAAACAAGTTTAGTTGTTCAAATGAGATAACATTATTATCAACATCTTCTTGATGCACGGTCTCATACATCTGGTGTTCATCTTCAAATTTCTTGATAAGTTCTTTACAACTTACCTCATCAATAACATCATTATAAACTTGTATATACTTATCCATAACAAAACTTATCTTTGGTAAATGTTTCTTTGCGTTCTACAAATTCAAACATAATGTAAATACGAATGAACAAAATACTTCGGGCTCGATACTGGTTTTCTACCAGCGTGTAGCCAAGGCCACATCGGAGGAAATATTACCATCGTTCCTGCTTTTGGGTTTACCGATAACGGCATATGTGTTCCTGGATTATATATCTGAGGAAATTCTGTCTCCCCACCTTCTTCTACATCGTTAAGATATATAAGAAAATTAAGGAATCTTTTTTCACACCCTGCTGTTGAATCCACATGGTCATCAAATCTATCATAATCATTAGGAAGATATCTTTTTATTCTTATGGCTTCATAACCATATTCTTTCGGCCACATTAAACCATCAATAATATTACACTCTTTTTTGTAAAGTTTAACAAAATGTAACATCGCCTTGATAATTTGTTCTCGTATACCTGCCCAACTATCGTGATTATACATATTGATTTGTTTGAAACAATATACTAAATTAAAATTTGTTTCGTGAATATCCTCGTATTCATGCTCAGAAGTATCAAACTTCTCAATAAGAAACTGACAAGATTCTTCATCCAAAACATTACTGTATGTGCGAATATAATTATCCATAACTAAACTTTTCTTTGGCAAACTTATCAAGCTTCTCCATTACTTCATCTGTATAATATTTTTCTGGATCATTGTTGATAGTCTTACCAAATGTCTTTGTGCCGTCAGGCAATTCTATACGAGTCGATACTGATTTGAATATACCTGCTTCTATTGCCAATTCTAAAAGACCATAATACTTGTCTAAACCCTTCGTATAAGAGAGCCTAACGTCTACCATTTGATTTTCTTTTGTCAGTCTAGATTTGTATGTCTTACAATGGATGATGTTACCTACGACCTCTGAGCCGTCTTTATCTTTCTTCTTTGATAGATAAATGATTGTTGATGCAGCATACTTGAGACCCGATCCACCTCCCATCTCTTTCTGTGGGAACATAGAACCAATAACTTCATAAGTGTGGTTCGTCATTATCATAGGCACACCAAGTTTACCAAGTTTCAATGTCAGTACACGAAACGCAGCCTTAACAATTTGTGACCGTGTCATGTCTCTGGTTTCTTTGCCGGCCTGTGTATCTTCAATCTCTTTAGTAGTCGATAACATACCAAGACTATCAAGACACATCAACAGAGGCGGTCTGTCATCTTCATTTTCATATGCCTCTAGGACCTGTAGTGCCTGATATCGAAACTCTTGTACTGTAGTAATCGGTAGTATTGCCATTCGGGATGAATCAATACCACGACTTTCAATCATCTCTTTACTGATTGCAGATTCACTTTCAAAGAACACAACATTACCTGTCGGGTTCGCTTCAAGAAACGCTTGACATACACCTAGAACAAAGAACGTCTTGCCTGTTGCCGACTCTCCTGCAATCGCTGTAATTTTGTTCTGAGGTATCCCACCGTAAATACTACCGCTGCATAAGGCATTAAAAATATAGCTGCCAGTATCCACATAGCCGCTAATATCAGCGGTAGAAAGACCATCAGCAGCAATCGTCCCAAACTCATTACCTGTTTCCTTTATTATATTCTTGAGAAAACTCATAATCTAATCTCCAAATAATCCTTCAAGTGTTGCTCGGCGTTTGTGTCTAAAGAAATCAAAGTCTTTATTCTTACCAAAGCACCACACATTCTCAATATAAATTTTATTCATAAACTCCTCAAGTTCTTCTTTTGTCTTAAAGACATTTTTACCTTGAGGACGTTGCATGATTCTCATACCAACTTGACCCATCCAATGTTCACTTAAAGAATCTACAAGCTCATCACCTGACCGGTAACGAACTCCTTTAACTTTAGGATCCATAATGTTGGTCAATAAAAATCCATTATCACTTAATGAATTAAAGCTATTTAGTGCTACTGGAAGATAAAACTCATCACGCCACTTTTCATATTCATTAAACTTCGCCCAAGATTGATCTTCCTCAAATTCTCCACCTTTATTATATTCTTCTGTAGAAAAATATGGTGGGCTGGTAAATGCACAATCAACATCCTTTATCATATCCCACGGCAAATCTTCTGCACCACATCTATGAAGTTGTACAGTCTTGCCTGGTGCAAGGTTATCAAACTCTCTTACCATTTCCCAATACACTTTAAATGTATTTGGATTTGGATCACAACCAATATAATGTGTTGCGTCTGATGCAAAGAAACCAGCAAGACGGTCACCCCAACCCATAGAAGTATCAAGCACTACCTTAGCGTCTGTCATGTTATAGATAGTCTTGGCCACAATAGGTTTAAACTGTGTTGCAATATATGTACCCAAACGAAACGCAGACATATATACAGAAGGTGTCAGTTCTTCATTAGTATTAATACCTCTCCAGATTGCACCGATAGAACGCCATATCTCTTTTGCAGTTCCTTCTTCCCAAACTTGAGCTGGTGCTTTAAAACTATATGAACCACAACGCAATCGTAAATGATTCATAAAGTAATCACTACAGGTATTATATACAGATGGTGTATCTATAAGACCTAGACCATGTTCTGCAAAATTGTATTTGTAGTCATCATATTTTTCAAACACTTCCTTTTCTAATTGATCTGTTGGTGTAATGAACTTTGTATAGTCTGCCTTCTTAAGCTTACGAAAACTATCTACCATCTCACCAAATGATATTTCTTTAAACGGAAATGGCGGACGTACATCTGCAATATAGGCTGACAATGTTTCACGAAAAACATCCTTACCATATTTTTCTGTGCAATACTTAAACTCACCTGTATTTAAAACAGGTAAACCATTAGCGTTACAATGTTCGCCTAAGTATGTATATAATTCTTCATCAAATATCATCCAAACAACGCCTCCAGCGTTCTCTGTGTGCCATAACTTCTATCTATCGTCCAGTCTATTTCATCCACAATAAACTCCAACGGATCAACAAAAGACTTTTCAAACATTGTATCATAATCTATGTAATTTTGCAAGCCAAATTCCTTTGGGAATTCACCAAGAAATGCTATCACATTAGCCTGAATAATATTAGGTGTTTTAAGTAATAGATACTTAATCTTTTCACCATCTTGAATCAAAGGATATTTTTTAACCAAATTATGTTTTTTCAAAAGATGATTATAAAGTATTGCACCTTTGATATGCATAGGTGTACCTTTCTTAAATATACTTGTTTTATCACTCCATTTCTTTATACCATTAACAGACCTTGGGAAAGCAATTTCTTCTGTCTTTAATTTCATAAAGTTTTTTCTGAATGTTTGAATAAATGTATTTAATGTTTCCTCATCACCATTAACAATACAGGTTAGCGCTGACTTAATCATATCTCTACAAGGCTCTGGGGTAGAAGATTTGACTGCCTCTATACCCATGATCTTTAATTGAGGTTCTGCATATCTTACACCTTCACTATCATGGACGTTTAAGATATATCGTTTCTTGGCAGTCCAAATACCTTTGTCTGCAATAACCTCTCTGGACATTTCCATCTTCTGAGCATATGCCTTCACATAATCCGCAAGCTCTTCATAACATTTAGTAATGTAAGGTTCAATTTTTTCTGTGGCGATTTTGTCCAAGAAATTGACGATTTGTTCATTCGATACTCCAGCTCTATCACTGTAAGATAAAGCAACCAGTCTATCAAAACTGACGTAAATAGAATCTGTATCGGAAGCCACAATGTAATCTTCATCTTCCGTATGTAATATTTTATTGAGGTAATCATTAACTTTATTCTCGATCCATCTTATGCTAAGCTGACCACTGGTCGTAATAGCTGTGGCAAGTTTCTCATCATAATAACGAAAATACTGATTGCCGATTGCACCATAAGCACTGTTAAGTGCAATCTTTCTTGCCATCTGAATGTTGTTGTATTTTGAAATATCATTCTGATATTTTGGGTCTTTGGTATCTTCAAATCTTTGTTTAGCATCTAATGCATATCGTTTAAACTTCACACGATCACCATACATTGTCTCCATCAATTCTGGTAGAAATCCACCAATGTCTTTTCTAAAACAAGCGGCGTTTGGTGTTACTGTTAGTTTATCTCCTAATACAGATGTATCCACTTCTTTCTTTAAAAGTAAATTGACATCTATAGCCTTTGGGAATCTCTGACCTATCATTGTTTCCGGAGATATATTGTACTGCATAATCAAATGTGGATACAAACTGTTTAAATCAAATGACATAATCCAATTGTGTTGACCTGTGATTGGATCTTTTACATATGCACCTTCATACTTTGAACCTTTGGTTCTATGATCTCGTTGAGGCACTACTATGTTTTTACTTCGGAGATAATTATAGATTGTCACATCCCACATACGAACTTGTGAGAATACATCTATATAATTCACCTTCGCTTCATATGCCATAGTCAGACACAGCTCAAGTAATTTCATTTTATCTTCTAATGAATCAACAAGTTCTACGTCTTTAATATTATAATCTACAAACGATTGATAATCATTTGTATACCAATCTTTATAAGTTTCATATGGATTATCATGTTTCTGTTCACCTAACTCTACCTTTGCAATATAGTTTAGTGCATACGATTCTTGATTCTTATATGTAAACTTGCGGTACAAGTCCATATAATCCATATTTGCAACACCCCAAATATTATACTTAACCTGTTCTCGACCAAAGGTATTGACTCGTTCTTCTGTTACCATATCCCACGGCGACATATTGTTCCGCATCTTATCACCGAACAATTTTGTAATACGATTTGCAAGATATGGTATATCAAAAAATGTAGTGTTCCATCCTGTGATAACATCTGGTTGCACTGACACCATGAAGCCGACAAACTTTTCTAGCATCTCACGCTCATCAATACAATGAATGTAGTCTACATCGTCACGAGGATTATTATAATCATAGATACCCCACACCACAATCTTTTTCGTTCTATGATTCTTTACAGTAATACATAGGACCTGTTCGTCAGCAAGTTCAGGATCTGGAAAACCATTCTCTGATGCCACCTCAATGTCGATAGTCAACATGAGGATTTTATCTAAAGTCCAATCGACAATACCTTCATAGTTATCCGCAATCCATACATACGGATATCTTTCCATACCATAAATTATTCCAGGCTGTTCTTTATACTGAGCCAGAAACTCACGAGCCTCACTGATAGAACCTAACTGAATAGGCTCAACAGATTTGCCTGTCATAGTTTTAAACTTTGACTTCTTTTTTGAGGGAAAGTAAAAGGTAGGCTTATGCTTAACTTTAAGCTGAACACGCTTACCGTTCTCAATCGCTCGGACGAGAAGCGTGTTACCTTTTTGAATTATATTTGTATAGAAACTTTCAGACATTAACTAATTATAACACAGGTTACTCTTTAAGTAAAGCTTTTGGATCAACTTTAACATCTGGTACCACAATACCAGACCCAAACGCCTGTCTATAATTATTTTCAATATCTTTTGCTGGTTCTGTTATAAAAACAACCCAGTCATTTTTAATTTCTATTTTATTACTACTTGAAAATGGTATCCAAGGACCGATACCCATCTGGACGTTACCGCCTCTGGGATCTCCCATTGGAATAATTTGTGCAGGATCTAACAAGGTGACACTATCATCACCTTCCTCTACATCTGCAACAATATCTTCACCCGATTTCAGTCTTAAAAGTTTTATTGACATTTTCTTTTTCTCCTTCACTCCAACCCATTATGTACCATTTGATACCTTCTTTCACCAAAAACTCTTGTATTTCCTTTTTCTTTTCTAAAGGAACATACATAGTTTCATATTTTTGATTTTCATATATAGCTAATAACATCAATCAATATTCTTTTTTGAACCTATATTATATTTTGTTTCTAATGTCCACTCATTTTTTTCCTTAAAAGATAAAACTTTTATCTGGGACAATGGCGCTCTAGGTTCACTGTTTCCTATAATAGTAATTAACCCCCAATCATCTAATAAACCAGTAATAGTATTTCTTCTCTCTATATCATTAATAGTTATATTAGTAGGTTTACCATCAAGTGCAAACAATTCTTTAAAATGAACTATGAAATATCTACCTTGCTTATGTAGTATATGACAAGATTGATATAATTTTCTTTCTTTTCTAGAAGCAACACCAATGCGGGATAATGTTTCTCTTACTTTAAGGAAATCGTCGGATTCTTCTAACCCGACTTCAAGCATTAAGTCAGGTGTCCACTCCAGTTCTTCCATGTTTACCGCCTCTATTCAACTTTGTTTTTATTATTTTTATTTGCTCTTTCGTAAGAACATCTAGAGCCTGTTTGGCTTTTTCATTACTATAGCCATAATATTCTTTCACAACATCTATATCTTTTATTTTAGAAGAACGCATCCATTTAGTAAATCGTTTGCGTTTCCTCAAACTATTTATTAAAAAGTCATTTTGTAACTTATTATCTAGAAAATGCATACGATTCATTTCATTAATATAAAAAATTGTATCTGTAAATGGTGCTAAACATTTATTAATAATATAAGCTGGATATTTTTTTTCCCAAAATTCATCTTCACCGTCCATGAGATTTTTCTTCTCATAGTTAATTTGTTTGAGATAATCTTTAAGAGCGTAAAGTTCCTCTTGAGGACCATTTCTTTTCTTGTAAGACTCCAAAGCGGGTTGAATGTTTCTGGGCTGCATCACAAGTAAACAAGGATCAAACATTACTTTTTCTCATTATTGATATGATGAGATATGGCATCTTTCCATCGGAGCTTTTGGTGGGCAAACACATCATCTTTTATATTTTTTGTCTTGTATGTATTTTCTCTGAGTTCTCTTGCAGGATTACCAACCCAAACTTTACCTGGACTGATAAGAGCCTTCTTAGGCACAACACAACCCATACCGATCATCGACCATGCACCGATAACCTGATGTTGATGTATCTGACAACCAGACCCACAGTTACTTTCTTTCATCACATGGACATGGCCCAACATAATAGCATCACAACTCAAAGTTACATTATCTTCAATAATACAATCATGAGCAACATGAGAACCTCTTAACATAACAACACCATTACCTATCTCTGTTACGTTTTCTGTTCCTGCATTAATAGTAATATGTTCACGAAACACATTATTATTACCTATTCTTGTATGACCATCTTTATGCCAATAACTTTTATGTTCAGCTCTAGTCCCAACAGAACAATAAGCCTCAAACCAATTATTATTTCCAATAATTAAATTACCAGTTAAATAACAAAATGGACCAATATAATTATTATCTCCTATTTCTACACAATCATCTACTACTGCTGTTGGATGTATCGAATTATTCATAACCAATTCTCCTTTACCCATCGTTGCTCCATTATTTGATGTGGTTTTGGACTACCATGAAAATATATAATACTAGAATCTTTTAATCTTTCCGTATGATTAATAATGTGAACTTTATAGCTTAATATTTTACCTTTAAAAATAGTATCTAATCTTGGACTATCACCATAACAATTTCGTAATAGTACCATTTCAGATGATGCTGGTGGGCCACCTCCAATATTCAATTTATTAGTTTGTAAAATATTATATTCATCTCCAGTCCATAAATTCCAAAATTCCTCACAAAAATCATCATTACATATAGTTACAGCATTACAAACTGTTTCTGGAAATATTGGATCTTGACACAAGGCAATCTTAGCATCGTAGTCAAAGATATCATTTATTGATCCTGTTATTATAGTATCAAGTCCAATAGTAAATCTTTTACCAGTACATAAATCTGGTCGGTACATCTCCATTAGACTCATCCATCCATACTGGTCTACAGATCGTTTGAACCTAACGGCTTCAATAGGTTCTTTAAACTGATAATTCTGATCGGTCAAGCAAATAAAATTAAACTTACCATCATAGTTTCTGCTTATACCTCTATAAAGACGATCAACCCATTCTGGTGTATAAACTCCAACAGTATGTGGAATTCCAGTTTGCCTTCCGTCAAATAAAGCAGTTACTACTGTAACATCAGGTTCATATAATTCTCTACAATCCCAATTTTTCTTTATACCAATTTGGGTCGTCCTTAATAAGCTCACCTTCTCTGTACTCATAATTATCAGTCTCCTTATTCTCGTTCAACAAAACGGCACCATTACTTATATGAAACTTCCAAGCCATTTTTGTTTTAGGAGATAATGTAACATATCTTTCTACATAAGGTCTAGTCATCATCAAATACTTCCATGTATCTATAACTACCATCCTTCCGTGTCCTGGTTTTCTACTCCATACTGTATAAAAAACTGCATGATTTAATCCGACCATACTAGTCAAATCATCTATAGTTTTTGGTACATCATTACAATAGGCCACACAGATGATTGCTCCGCCGTTTGTATAAACTTCTCGGCCGGCAGTATGTCTAAATTCTCTATTGAGTTCTGGTCTAACAGGATCTTCTTGCCAAGGAAGATTAAGAGGCCATTCATCGGCGTATGTTATTTTTTTAATTTTCATCTGGTAAATATCTTGCAGTATGACACGTTGCTTGTCTTATAGTCCAACCAACACCATCATGGTCTAATTCTAAAAGTTGTTTAGGTTCCCACCCCAATTCTACCAAATCTTCATCAGATAAGGCTAAAATTTTTCTTCCGTCAGTAGTTTCATAAATCATGCTATCGCTGTATTCATAACTGATGCATTATATACATCTTCATTAATTTCACATCCGAGATACTGTCTGTTCATATCTCTTGCAACATACGGAACAACACCTGAACCTGCAAAAGGATCTAATACTTTGTCATCTTCCTTTGTTAGGTACTCAAGCATCAACTTAATAAAATTTTCATTCCACATATGAAGCTGTAATGGTCCACTAAAACCTTTCATTTTTTGTGTATCATAGACCATAATATTTTTAAGAAAATCTCCAGATCGCTTAATAGTACCTTGTCGTGTAAAGATCAAGCAGTGTTGATAATTAAAAGTATACATATCTTTCTTATCTACTGGATGATTTCTTACCACAATCTTATAGTCTTTTAACTTCCAACCCAACTCAATCATACTCTGATAATATGTTATATGATTGGTTAATATTTCTCCATTAATTTTTCTATCAGTCTGAGCAATCAAAACAAACCCATCATCTTTCGTTATTCTTGAAAATTCTCGGCAAGCTTTTTGCTGAAACTCCTGATAACTTTGTATGTCTTTATCATACTCTGTCTGTGAAATATCTGGTGGGCTAGTAAAAACTAAATCTACAGACCCAGGATCTATTTCGGCCATCACATTATAACAATCACCGTGAACAAATTGATTCCACTTCATCACTCAATAATCTCCTACCCACGCACCAAAATAATGTTTTTTGATTACTATTTATATTTTCTAACATCCATTGATGTGCCTTTGCTTCGTAGATATCATCTAAATAAAATCCATCTACTTTTTGTTTAACTGATTTAGAATATGCTGACTTGTGTTGATATAATTCATACTCTAAATCAAATCTTGGTTCCGTCAATGGATTTTGATTCAAATAACCATCTATCAATTTTCTTCTATCAGGTCCCACTTGAACACCAATAATTCTTTTTACTTTTTTATTAAATTGTTTTAAACCTTTCAGTACACAGGAGAACTGGATGCCTACACCAAGAGACATCACCAATACATCCAACTCATCAGGAATATTCCGTACCTGTTCTGCATTAGTATCTAACATCAAATCCGCATCTTGATAAATGTGTTTACTATAGTCTATATTGTGATAACCATTCTCTTTACAAATTTCACTTACTCTTGCATTGATAGCAGTTTTCATTCCATGGCCTGCAACTATTCTTACTTCAGCACCAAAGTGTTTAGTAAGTTTCATCATCGGCAATCTATCCAACAATTCAGGTTTTGTTCCACCTATTGCAATAATACATTTCTTTCCATATTCTTTTGCCACTCTACTGATAACTGGACCAGTAGGTGAATGAACAGACACAGATGCAATGACACCAGGCCAGTCATCTTCGTATCTCTCAAACAAAGCTTCAGCCTGTCTTACTTTACCACCATTCACATCTCCCCATGGACAATATAAATCATCTCGTTTATAATAGATGTTATCATCAACCGGACCTAAAACCGGAGTTATCATTCCCACAATAAGGATCTCACTTCATCATTAGCCTCAATATCAACAACCAAATGTGTTCTCATATTTGTACCACCATTGATTGCCTGGTGTGGTTTTCTTACATCAAGATACCAACACTCGCCTACTTTCATATGAGAAGAAATTTTTTCTGCTTCGACATTCCATTGACTGAATATAACATCTTCATTAGTCGCAATCGGAAAATGGAAACGCATCAAGTTAAAATCATTCACACCGGCATCTGGATCTACTTGGTCGGTATGTCTTTGCAACTCACCACCACCTGGTATCAGATTCATAAATCGAATACGATGAGGTTTACCAGGCAAAAACTTCAATAGTTCTTCTACCTCAGGAAATACTTTTCTGATCTCTGTATCTTGTAACTTAAACTCTATATCTTTATTTTCTTCCTTCCATTTCTTATTCATTTCTTCCGGTTTGGTAATGAATGACCAATCAGGTGTATATCCACGGAGAGCTATTGCACTCCAAGACTTACCCTTATTGTAATTAGAGTAGTGGTTAGTAAACTCATAGTTCATTGTGTCTAATCGTTCTTTTATAACACCACAAATATCAGACACATCAGGTATACTTGTTTTTCTTAATACTAAATCTTCTTCCACCAATCTATCATAGAATGCTCTTCCACCTAAAAATCCTGGATTATTTTCTTTGAAATACACACCTTGAATATCTCCAAAGGTGTTTATCTTAACGCCTATCTTCCTAAACCCAGCCCAATTAGCAACTAACTTATCACAAGAATGCTCTTCATTTATGAATAGAAAAACATCTTCTTCAAAATCTTTTAATGCTTGCACAACAGGATCTGGTTGATTAAAAGCTATTCGGTCTACAACTCTATCACCTTTCTGTACGGTGGCAATAGGTATATTATAAGCAGAGTACATATTGATTTTTGTATTTACTTTAAGTATTCTACTCTGTATAGCCCATTCATAACCATGTTGATATTGATCTATATCAATCGCAGCTGCAATCTTATTCTTTTTCATCTCCAAGAACGGAGACAAACAACGCTTGTTATAACCTTCCCAAGTCTTTTCTAACTTGAGAAGTTCATCTAACTCAATACCTTTTTGCCAATCTTTCATTTAAACGGAGGTCCCAGAAACCAGCATACTAATGAATAACGAGTACCCTTTGTTACAGGTGCAACTCTATGTTCCATGTGTGAAGGAAATACAACAGCACTCCCCTTCTTCATTTCAATAGGTGTAATAGTACATTCTTCTTTACCATAAGAAGCAAACTCAAGCTGGCCACCTTCAAAGTTATCATTGAGTAGTGTTGTCATACTTAACTTTCTAACATTATTATGTAGAAAGGCATTATCTGGGTTATTGTATTTTACTAGATGACATCCACCACCATCTGCATGAAAGTCATAAAACCCACCTTTCTTGTATCGTGTTACCTGACAAGATTCAGCATAATTAATATCATATTTCCAACCAGCCTGTTCATTTGCCTCTTGCATAAAAGGCCAAATAGTATCATATACCCACTGTTCGTTTGTCCATGCAACATCACTTATTCTTACTTTAGAATCTGGTTTATAATCGGTCTTTCGGCCTGTTTTTCTTTCTTCTTCCGAAGCACCTTTAGAAGTATCGACAGCAGAAACTTCCCAATTCTTGGAACCCAGACGCTTTAACTTATTACAAGTTTTAGTGTCTAAGGCGCTTTCAAAAATATACCATTCATTAACAGCTAGTGACATAATTATTTCTCAAATATAAAAATCGGTTCGTATTTAGGTGCACCTGTTTGTGAGGACAGCTGAAGTTTCCATGTATCAATATGTTTGAATTGTGTTTCCTTACCTAACCTTACTGTTTCAGATTCAAAGTTTTTTATTCGCTTTGTATCTGCTACATTCATTGCCAAAATACCACCAGGTTTTAATCCATAATAACAATTTTCTATAGTCATTCTTAAAAATCCTTCTACCCAAGCTTGAGGATCAGGATATTTTTTATATGACTGTGTATCTTCTTCTGAATATTTTTCCCAATCAAAATAAGGCGGAGAAGTAAAACACAAATCTATACTGTTTTTATCTGGTCTAAACTCCTCACTACCACATTTATGTAATTCTATAGTCCTATTTAGGCCGGCGAAATTATCCTTTATTTGTTCCAAACCATTAAATGTTTCTGTACAAGGATCAGTGCCAATGTAATTTACATCAGCGGCAATAGAACCTAACAATCTACCACCATACCCACAACTCATATCCCAAGTTACTCCTGCCTTACCACCAAATAATGGTGATGCTTTTTCTAAAAACTTATCATACATCAAGGCTGCGGCTGTTGGTCTAAAATTAGAAACTGCTTGAGTACCAGCATATCGTCGGAGTATTGATCTCATATCAGACGCTGTTACATTATGATATTCTTTTTGTTTCCAAAAAACACCTTCTAATAATTTCCGAATTCCTTTTTTCAAGTGCTCTTCATCTTCCCAAATAGATATAGGAGTTTTCATAGCACCACACTTAATACCCCAATGATGTGGCATATAACTCCATGCAAGAGAAAGTCCGTGAGCAGAAGAACCTACAACTTTAGTATTAGGTTTAAATAATGTAGACCTATCAAACTTAATCAATTTAGAAAATTGATTTTTTCTCCAACTATAATCTGTAGGATAATGTGGAAAACCGGAATCTTTCCAGTAATCATATACCGCATCTACAGCTGCATCACTTACTTGAATCGACATTGGGTCATCATTTCTGTTAAGCAGGCGAGTAAATTAATCTCTTGGTCCGCAACAAAAGCAGACTTATATTGATACTCACCAATAAGAATAACAGCAGCGGGTATAGTGCCTGGTTCAAGATGTGTGTATAGGTTGTCATAAATCTTGCGGAAGATTTTGGTGGGATCATTATCAATATTATCAACTACCCACTTACGAACCTTAGTAAACTCTTTTTCCTTTAGGTGGAGAGCCAACTCTTTCATACTCACTTCTGAAAGATTAACTAGGATACCAGAGTCTATCTTGCCAGATACACTATACCGCTGCAACTCATTCAACACTCGCCTGTTATCAGGAAAGTGTTTCATTATCAATTCGGCAACTACTTTTTTATCGTATTCAATATTATTCTTATTAAGAATATTAACACAACGGTCAAGCAACTGACCTGCAAGTTTTTGCCGGTTGCCGTTTATCTTGAATTCAATAACAGAACACCTTGAATGTAACGGTTCAATAATTCTGTTCTTGAAGTTACAAGTAAAGATAAAACGACAGTTCTTATGAAACTCCTCAATGAACCCACGGAGTGCAGGTTGCGTTGATTGAGGATTGAGATAGTCTGCCTCATCAAGTATCACAACCTTCTGACCACCAGAAAGAGATACAGTCGAAGCAAATGATTTGATTTTTGTCCTGAGAACATCAATGCCAGATTCTTCACTGCCATTGATTATCATATAGTCTGTGTCTAATTCATTACACAGAGCTCTTGCCACTGTAGTCTTACCTACACCAGCACCACCTGATAACAACAGATTAGGTATATCTCTTTTGTTAATAAATTC